AGGTTGATTTAGTTAAGCATGAGGATCTTAGGGTTTCTATGGTTATTGAGAGTTCTTCTGATTGTTATGCTAAAAATTCTTATGGTGAGATTTTAGATATTTCAATTGATGAGTGTAGGATGCTTTCAAAAAAAAATACACGTATCCCTTTTTCAAGATTAAAGAGAGAAACTTTGTCCGAGTTGCCTCATTCTCATTCTGATGTTAGTAGTGATCAGGTATCTAATTTTGATCCTACTCAGCCTGCTAAGAATATTTAACAGAGGGGGCGGAGTGCCCCCGACACGTGCTATTTGATTCTAATCCTTTTCCCTCTGATTACAAGCTCCCTTTTGCTTACATCCAGTAGCTACAGAGCCATCCCGAATGGGTGGCGAGTTGCGGTATCTCAACTTTTGTAGTTTTTAATAAACTTTTGTAGTTTATTTTAATTGACTAAGGAAATGGAATATCTTATAAAAGATATATTGTTTCCTTGGTTTTTTTGTTATGCGTGAAAACTTAACTATTTCCCAGTTAAAGCTTATTGCTTCTACTGTAACTGATCCTGAAGATTTAAAATTTTTCGGTTCAACTGTCGCACCTAGTGATTTTTCTTCTTGGCGTTTGGGGTTTTCTATTAAATCAAATGAAGGATTTTTACTTCATTCTCATGGCAAAAAATTGAGAGAATTTAAAACATTAGATTCAATGTCTAAATTTGTACATGATAATTTCAACACTGATTATTTCATTATCACGTTTAGATAATTTTGTTTATGATAACATGACAACATATTTTCATTAGACGAAAAAAAACCCATCTTGGCGGGCGGGTTTTTTCGGGTCTGTGTACGGTTAACACATAGGTTTATTATAAGTGGATTTAAATATAAGTCAAAAAATAAGTGAAAATTCGGGTCTTGGTACTATTACCAAATCTCATTCACCTTTTGCTCAAAAGCCTTGTCCTGTCGATGTTTCAAGGGTTAAAGATTTTTTACTTCAAGATCTTGCCTCTAAAGTTCTTCAGAAGAAATTTCGTGTCCAATTTTGTCTTAAGCGCAAAATTGATAAGAATAATTTAGTTAATGTTTGTTTTAATGAATCTACTTCTAAAGCTCATTATGGAAATGTAATCAGGTGCGGTTCTGTATGGGTTTGTCCAGTTTGTGCTAAAAAAATTACTGAGCATAGAAGAACTGAATTAAAGAACATTAATACTATGTGGAAAAATGGAATTACTTTATATGTTCCTGAAAAAGTTAGTAAAGACTTTATAGGTGCTCCTTATCATCATGCCCGTGAAGTAAAGGGGTTTACTTATTTATTAACTTTAACTTCCCCTCATTACGCTTATCAGAGTCTTTCTCTTTTAAGGGAAAGAATGACAGAAGCTAAAGAGCTTTTTTTCGGTGGTAAAAAAAATTCTACTTTGTTTCAAAAGCAATTAGGCAAAATTTTCCACGTTACTAATTTAGAAGTTACTTATGGCCAGAATGGTTGGCATCCTCATAATCATATTTTAATATTTTCTGATAAATATCTTTCGATTCAGGAGTTTACTAAAGTAAAAATGCTCCTTGCTGATCATTGGGCGAATTGTTTATCTAAGGTTGGAATAAGAAAACTTAAAGGTGATGAAAAATATATTGCTTGTGATCTTCAAGATGGTACTTATGCTGAACAATATGTTTCAAAATGGGGTATTGAATCCGAAATGACTAAGGGTCATTTGAAGCAAGGTAGAGAATCCTCTATTACTCCTTTTGATTTGCTTAGGCTATCTGAAAATGATGATCCTATTTTTGATAAAAAACCTTCTGATCTTTTTAGAGAATTTGCTAATGCATTTAAAGGTGCAAGACAACTTTCATTTTCTAGAGGTTTGAAAAGAGCTTTTGCTATTCAAGATAAAGATGATGATCAAGTTATGTCTGAAACTTTAGATGAGGCTATTTTTCTTAGAGATGTTGAAGATTATGCCTTTAAACTTATTTGTAAATATAAGAAACGTGCCGAGTTCCTTGATCTAGTCACCCAAGATCATCTTACTGGTTCTTCTAGTGCAGATTCTTTGATTGATGAACTCTCTAATCTTGAACATTTGAATTTTGAAAATGAAGTTTTACCTATCATGAATACTAATTCAGATGCTCTTTCTAGAACTTCTTTACCTCAAAAAACTACTCCTTGGTTGAGTTCTAAAGAGTTTTTATGGTTGGAACAAGTTAAAAAAGATAATGTAACTAAGACTGATATTGATGAGTCTTTATTACCGTTAATTGCTGAACATTTAGCATGGTTAGAGTCTGAGAGAATGGTTATTTAATAACTATTTCGCCCTTAACAATTTCTATTTTTTTAGAAGCTACCTTTATTATTTCGTGCATTATTTCACTTTCTTTCATAACGCTTAGGTTGTTTTCTATCCTACTTGTGTTTAGCTCTTTTGACATTTTAGCTAACAGTTCTTCTTCAAACTTGTTAATTCTTAAGTATGCACTGCTCATTCTCTTCTCCTATGTTTAATGGTGTGTATTTTACACACCATTTACTTTCTTTTAATACAACAAGATAACTTGTTGTCTTAAAACATTGTCAAATAAACATATTTATATAACAACAAAACAATTAATTATCTCTTTTTTTATTCCTGCTTATAAATGACAACACAACAACATGATAATTTGACAATAAATAAACTTGAACTTTTGTTGTTTTAACAACTTGACAAAATGACAACATGACAACATACTCATTTGACCGTTTTTAATACAGTTTAAAAGTGAGATTCATATGTCTATCAAATCAGTTATTTCAAATGTCGTTATCCAAAAAGGATTAAAAAAAGACAATTCCCCTTATTACTTTGTCGAAGTTAATGAGCCTGTTCGCAAATATATAAATCCTGATAAACCACAAGATGCTGCGACTCTTGAGGCTCTTGTTGCATCAGGTGAATCTATTGAAGAGCTTGTTCTTCATCAACGAAATCGTTCTTTAGTTTTTTCAAGTCAAGATTTGGCTTGAGTCTTATTCAATGACTTTTTATTGCGCTTTACTTTCTGAATCTACAGAAGGTCATGCTCAAGTTTGTCTTGAATGGGTAGAAGTTAAACAACCTGTTTCTTTTCTACCTGCCATGACAAAAGCAGAAGCTGATCAGATGCTTATTTCTATAGTACTTTGTTTTGCTGTTGTTTTTGTTGTTCGTAGATGTTTGGATTTATTACGTTATTAGAGGTATTTATGGAAAATCAAACACAAAAATCTAAATTGGTTCCTGTTTCTTTGGGTACTGCTTTAGTCCTTGCAAGTGGTTCTGTTTTTGCTGAGGCTGGTGATCTTGCTGAGGGTGCTACTGCTGCAATTTCTGCTTCTTCTGGAACTTTGAAGACAGTTGGTACTGCTATTATTGTGGTTGTTGCGGGTATTTGGGTGATTAAGCGTGTTATTGGCTTGATTCGTTAATATTTCTGTTAAATATCCCCCTTTTTTGGGGGTTATTTTTTAAGGGGTTTATATGTTTATACCTATATATTTTTTAATACTCTTAGTTATTTTTATTATTACTCTTTCTATTACTTTGGCTTCTGATAAAGAGAAAAGATATTATGACTTTATTTTAAGAACTCATTCTGTTTTTAAATTAAAAGATGATGAATTTTTGAATTTAATTAAGATTAATCATACTAAATGGCGTTCTAGAAATTTTAAAATTTTATTAACTGTTTCTTTTCTTATTTTCTTATGTTTTGTTTATTTTGTATTTTTTAATTCATTTAATTTTATTGTAGGTGATATATGACATGGGAGCAGATTTATTTTCTATTAATGGTCGTTTGTTTCGGTGCGTTACTGTTGCGGTAACGCAACTTATTTTGATTATGTCTTTTTTGATTCCGTATTCTGCTTATGCTAATACTGCTTCAACTTTGCAGACTTCTTATTTAGGTAGGTTGTCTAATGGTTATCATCAATTTAAATATACTATAACTAATACTGCTACTGGTTTAAATAAATCTGTTACTAAGGCTATTAGTCCTGCTTCTCTTGGTAAAGTTTTAAGGTTTGTTGTTAGTAAAAGACTTGCTGTTTTTGCCTCTTTTGCTACTGTTGCCTCTGATCTTGGCTATTCTTATGATGATCAGGATTTACCATTATATAATCCAGGTGTTTCTTCTAATCCTTTGAGATCTGTTCCCCAGCCTAATTCTAATCCTGTTTATGCTTCTTCTTTGTCTCAGATTTGTGCTGCTGGATTTATTCAGCTTCAATATTCTTGGTCTCAATTTCCTATTACTTCATATGAGAATTGTCGTTGGGGTAATCCTTCTACAATGTCTAATATATATATGGATCTTTGTTATATAAGTGCTAGTACTGGTGATCGTGGTTGTGTTTCTCGTGATCTGTCTATTGGTCTGGCTCCTTCTTCTGATTATGCTGCTCCTAAGCGTGTTCCTATTACTTTGCCTGTTGATCATGTTATTCCTCAAGCCCCTGCTGAGGATAGATCTAAGATTGCTGATCCTGCTTATATTCCTACGTCTGAGTTACCTTCTGAGGTTAAAGACGCAATAAATGAGCTTAATGCGGATTTGTCTGTTGAGGATCAATATAAGCCTATTTATATTCCTTCTAATCCTTCTCTTCCTGGTGCTGGTTCTACTACTGGTTCTTATGGTGATGGTGCTTTTGATTTTGAATTACCAAGTTTTTGTTCTTGGGCTGAACCTATTTGTAAGTTAAGTGATTGGTTTATGAATGATGATATTCCTGAGAATGAACAGAGAACTTTATCTGAATTTGATTTTTCTAATGCTCCAAAATCTCAGGAATTGAATTTATCTAATACTTGTCCTGCTAATCCTTCTTTTAATCTTGATTTTGGTGTTGTTAGTTCTTCTATTGAAATTCCTACTGATTACTTTTGTTCTTTTTTAATTGAGATTAGACCTTTTTTAATTGCTTCATCTTATTTATTTGCTGCATGGATTATATATAGTTTTAGGAGGTCTTAATGGTTTCTTTACTTATTAGGCTTTCTGCTTTTATAGCTTCTGGTCTTATATTTAGATTGCTTTCTGGTATTGGTATTTCTATTTTCACAATGCATGCTATTAATAATATTTTTCAGAATTATATACAGAATGCTTATACCGCTGTTGGTGGTTTTTCTCCAACTGTTTTGGCTTATATGGGTGTAGCTGGTCTTGATCGTTGTTTCACAATTATTATAGGGGCTTTGACCTTCGCTGTTTATTTACGTTCTTTATCATTGATTTTTACAAGATCATAATTTTTTTTTCCGAGTAGGAGGCGAAAGCCCTCCCGCCCTCGGAAAAAAAAATTTTATCGAAGGAAAATACTATGCTTACTTTAATTAGTGCTACGCCAGGATCGGGCAAAACTCTAAAAGCTGTTGAACTTATATATGAGCATCTTAATAAAGGTTATGTTGTTTATTCTAATATTTTGGGCTTAAAGGTTCCAGGTGTTATAAAAATTGATTCAGATTGTGACTGGAGGGATTTAGATCATTTCAGGAGAACAAATCCTGGAATGGAAAAAACTCCAATTGCTGTTTTTTATGATGAAGCTCATGAACATCCTGCTTTTTCTGAAAAGGATCTTTTAAAAAATTATTATATTGATCGTACTGATTATGATTTTGAGATTGATTTTATTAATATTGATGATTCTTTGACTGCTACACAAAAAAAACAAAAAATTGATGATGTAAATAAGCGTTATAAACGTGCTTTGGATGATAAAAAGGAGTCTATTAGGGATATTGGTTATGCTCTTTCTATGCATCGTCATTTTGGTTTTGATATTTTCTTAATTACTCAGAGTCCAAAAAAGTTAGCTGCTCATATCCTCGCTGATGTTGGTACTCAGTTGCATTTAAGGCGTGTTTTTAAGATGAAAAGAGCAACTATTTATGAATTTCCTGAAGCTCATGCAACTGTATATAAATCCATTCGTGATGATGCTATTAATAAGACTATTTGGAAGTTTCCTAAGCATTTATATGGTTCTTATACTTCTACTGAAGTTGATACGCATAAGTCTTCTATTCCATTAAAGTATATAGTCATTTTGCTTTTGGTTTTTGTTGTTGCGCCTGCTTATGTTTTTCGTTCTTTTTATTTTGATCCTCTTTTTGGATCAAAAGAAAAGGAATCTTCTGATGTTATTAATCCTTCTTCTAATTCTTCTCAGCCAGCTAATAAGGTTGATAAGGTTGATAAGGTTGATA